AGGAAGGATTGGAGTCTTGCGTAGGGGGATTGTTGGGCAAAGTTGTAGCGGTTAATTGCGTCTTGCAGGGCCATTTCCTGATATGCCTCGGTCTGCTGTCCTACGTTGGCAAGTCGCTGGATGTCTGTGTAATCCTGAGCAGCTAGACTTGGGGCCATCTGCGTTGCCATCATCTGACGGGTTCGCTCGTCCCCATAGTTTGCATAACCTAGCTGACCGGCAGTTCCGGTAAGGGCGCGGGCAAACTCGCCACCGATATTGGTAAGAGCACCCTGCATAGCACCGGAACCGTATCTCCCAGCGCGGGAGAAGTTGGACAGGGCTTGATTGGTTGCCGACTCATACTGCCGTTGTGCAGCTTCAAAACCAGGCATCAGCGCGGCCTCTAGGTACGGATTGCCACCGGCGACCGTGGTCACCTGCCCTGTTGTCGGGTCGGTAACAAGTCGCGGGCCACCCAAGAAGTTACCCTGTATGGTCCCTAGTAACTGTTGCTGTGCAGCAGGAACCAGCGGGTTGCCCTGCATGGCGCGAGTCTGTGCCGCTTGTAGAGCAGATGTAGTCTGCTGGGAGGGACCGATATAGGTCTGCCCAGAGTAGTACTGCGGGACATTGGGGGTTTGATAAAGACGCTGTGCCTCTGACAGTCCATATTGGACGTAGGGACGCATCGTAGGATCAAGTTCTGTCCTTGTTACGGTATTTGTACCGCCGCCACCACCACTCATGCTAACTCCTTTACCCAGCTACGGGGTGAAAAACCATATTCGCGTGCGATCTTGTCCCAACCCTTACGGTGGGACTCAAACGTCACCTTTTTGATGTTGCCTTCGCGCAACGTCTTCCAGAATATCTCTGAGCCTTCACGCATCCTATCTCTGACGGCAGACCACAGACACCACATATGAACTGACTCTGGTCTGACGACAAGGATGGCAAACGCCAGAGGTTTGTTATCCTCTACAAATATCCACAGCAGCGCGTTCTTGCAAAATATCTGCGCATATACATCTTCGGGAATCCACTCTTCCGGAGACTTCCTGAGAATAGTCTCCAGCCCCGGTTTGACAAACTGCCACCAGCCCTTTAACTCCTGCGGTTGGATGTGCCGTATCTCGATCATCCGACGATAACGTAGTCCATAGTCTTATTGGCAATGCTGTTGGCCGCATGAGAAATGGTTGCGCTGCCGTTAGCCGTTGCCGACACATACGGGTCAAAGTAGATATTGCTGGTGTATCCGTTGGTAGACACATAGTGCATGGTCGCAATTACAGACGGTGTTGCTGGTCTAGTAGGGCTTGTCTGCGCCGCTAAATGCTCCATTGAAATGTCGGTATCTGTCCCAGACCACATAATTTCTACATACTCGTCTTTGGCCAAATCCACATAAATGTTTAACGCCGCAATCAACGCTCCGTCTACACCTCCGTGTCTGTTCTGGATAGAAAACTGACTATTGCTATTAGCAATGTTTGTACCGTTCTTGCGAAACCACACGCTGATGTCTTGGATTTGTGAGTCTGCGTTTACAAATTGACTGCTAAATTGCAAGTTATAAATTCCAGAGTATCCGGCCACCAAGCGGGAGTTATTGGATAGCGTCACACCATCTGAAAAGTCCGTGGTGTTAAAAGTCATCGCATACGCGGTTGTCGTGCTGGCAATTGTTTGGTCTTGCGTGCTGCTAAACGCCCCGTGGGGAAACTCTTGGCTTGCCGCTACCTGAGAAGTCGGCAGGAGAATGACTTTAGAGTCGTAACCTATCCGAGCATCCGTGATCGTGGTGGTTGTAGCACCACCCGTAGCAAAAGTTACCGACCCCGTGTTGTTGGTCTTGCCATTCATAATGTTGTTGACCACCTCGGAGATTTCCCGTGGCGATCCACCCTGATATGGCAAAACCCGAAATGTCATCGTCTACCCGCAGGTAAGAGATCAAAGTCAATCCCAATGGCGGTTGTCCAACTGCCAGAAGGCTGCACCGACAGGCGGTGGTAACGACCCGTAGTCCTAAACGCTGCGCGGCCTTCGCTGTCGGCAGAAGTATAACTACCGAAGGAAATAGCGTCTACGAGTCTGTTACGGGTTGCAAAGGCTACATCCGCAGCACCACCGTCTACCAGAGGACGACTCATGTTGATCGTGCTCGTCTGCCCGGGAGCTTCTAAGTCTCCGGTCTGGATGGTTCCGGTAAGACTAGAGCCTGAGAACGTGACGATCTTCGCTCCCGACCCACCTACAAACTGCGTCTTACCACCTGTCCAAATACGGGAGTCAAAACTTGTGCTGATCGTGTCCACGGTTCCGAAGGCATCTAAAGCCTCCAAGGTGTAAGCGGGTGTAGCGGATTGCGCCACAAAGGATACCGAGACCTCCCCGCGAGACCAGCGTTTTGTCTCAAAGTTGTAGATTAGGAGACTATCCACGGTCCCGTTAGAACCTGCGGAGGGGTATGCCCACACCACCAGGTTCTTAATCGGATCGACTGTCGCCGACATCTTGTAAGAGTAGGATTCATCCAAATCCGAGAAGAAATAACGATCTACCTTCTCCGACCCTATTCCTATGACCTGTGTGCCGTTGCAGGCATAAAAGCCGTCATCCGACAGAAAATAGGTAATGCCTTGATACTGAACCACGGAGTTGGGTTCAAAGCACCCAAGGTTTCGGGAAATGTTGTCAAACTGGAATATCGATGGTGTTCCAACATATGACATACGGTATATGGAACGCTCCATCAGCACGATTCCAAACTCACCACCCGTCAATCCCTGGACCGAACCGCCGTCAGGAATTACCTGATAATCCGACTGGTTGGTTGAAGTCGTGGTCCATGCGGTTTCGTCATTGATCCCAGACCATTGTACCTTCTGGGGGTCGGTTCCCGATGTGTAGCCCGTGACCACAAAGTCTCGAACTACGGTCAGGTAACGGGCGGTAGGTGCGGCGGCAGCTAGGTCATCCCATGCGGTTGAGGTTCCAAGCGTCCAGTACTGAAGTTTTTCTTGTGCGTTTGCGCCAATCAGGACGTTGCCAAACTGCGTAAATCTCCACTTCTGCTCTGTCGGGGTCGAATATCCTCCTGCTTTGGATACGTCATCCAAAGACAGGTCATTAGAGTCGAGCTTAAATAACTTTGTAGACCCGCCGGCAAAGACCTCGGTATTACCAGAGGACGGGTTTCTACCAGCGACTACGTTGTTGATGTTCTCAGACGCCGCCTGGGAATAGTCCACGGGGGTCCTGAGAGGGCCATAGCCTACCGCCTGGGGCACGACATTGAGCGCCTCCTTGACCACGCCTGTGAGTCCAGGTTGGTCTGGCAACCATTCACCAAAATCTATCCGAGCCATGTGTTGTTTCCAGCAGAATTAGTTGACCAAGTGTCTGATGACACGGCGACATCCGTCCAAGTGTTTGCGCTGCCAGAGACATTCGTCCATGTTTCCGACCCAACAGAGGTTGGCGTCCAAGTCTCTGATCCCGGGGCTACGGGACCCCAGTTATCCCCAAGTCTCACGCCGTCTGCCGTCACGCTTGCGCTGGCAGAGATGGAAGCGGAACCCTGGAATGTGGCGTTGCCCACCACAGACATAGAGCCGGTGGCGGTAATTAGTGCCTCTCCAGACGCGGATAACCCTCCGGTAGCCGACATGGTTCCCGAAGCGGTAATTCCTGCCACGCCTGTCCGTAGGCGTATCCCAGCCCCGGTCATGGTTCCCGAGGAAGAAATCAGTCCCTCGGCGGTTCTTACCCTCTGTGGCGTAGAAACAACAGTCGCCGTTCCCGATATGGCTGCTTCGCCTTGGGTGATACGAAATGCGCTGGCAGACAGGGTTCCAGAAGCGGAGACAATAGCCTCTGCCTGCTTGATGGTGCTTCCGACCGCCGTAAAGGCTCCAGAAGCGGTTATTAAGCCTTCTCCATACCTCTCCCTTAGCCCTGCCGCAGAAACCGCACCAGAGGCCGAAATTAGGGCTTCTCCGCTACGGATGGCAAAGGCTCCGGCTTGCATGGCTCCGGAGGAGGAGATCAATGCTTGGCCCTGTCTTTCCCGTTGTGCAGAAGCACTCAGGGTCCCAGAGGCAGTTATTTGTGCGGGTGCATCAAAGTATATGCAGGCGGTCCCCCAGGCAGCGGAGTCCATCGCCAGGTTGATCGTGTCCAGGTTTCCAAAT